TTTAGCTAGGTACTTAGTTTGTGCCTGTTTAATCTGCTCTTCACCAGCAACGGCGTCTCGCATAATTAACCAGCTTTTTTGTGCAGCAATATACTGCGGATGTTTATCAGTAACTGCCATAAAAACACCAATAAAAAAGCACCTGAAAAGGTGCGTTGTTTAACGAGAAAAACCAGCGATTGTGCGCCGTTTAAATACTTTCTGAATGATGATCGGAAAACGTTTAGCTAATGGATATCCACCAGCATCTCCAACGTGGTCCAATCCTGCAGTCTTATCTGGCATTCCAAAGTTGTCATAAACTTGCTGCTCTAAAGTAGCCGTGAAGTTTGGACATTTATTTGTGTTTACTTTGAGGTGTCTTTCGCCATCGGCACTCAGGATCTGGGCATTAACTGCATTGATACGGTCTTTAATGCCCGGGTTCACCCCATTCACTTCAACCTTAAATCCATTTTTCTTTAAAATTGCATGATCGGATTCGCTAAATCCCTTTGAAGAAGTTGCTTGCCCTGAAGCGTCTGGTATCACGGTAATATCATGATCAGGAAAACGCTCTTTGATCAGATAACACATAGTTGGTGTATCTCTTACTCCAACCAGTTCATCTAAAGCTCTCGGCTTACCTTCTCTAATGACATAAACCACAGCAGCCATTTTAAGTACGTTAAAGTCCATTCCAATGAGTAAAGGTTCACCTTGCTTAATTTCTTCATCCGTATGATTTAAAACCCGGTCAAAGTCTGGATAAACCGCTCCACTAGTTAAGTTGACAAACTGCCCTTTCAAATAGGCTGATATCAATTGAGGTGGGTAGGATTCATACAGTGATGAAATATAATCGTCTGGCAGATTGGCTTCATTATCATAAGTCGATGCCTGAATCATGCCGTAAAGTGCCCGTTTCTCAGGGGATGAATTAGCCTCTTTTACAAATTGCTCATAAGTGAATTTAAAGCCTTCTGGTGTTGTTGCCACATCAATACCATTGAGCAATCTAGCTTGTTTAAAGCGCATACGAGCAATGATTTTACGCCAAGCTTGTTGTGCTTTAGTCATCGCCATGACATCTAGCTCATCAATCAAGGCATGTCCGATTTTAAAACCTACAATCGTTGCCGGTTTCTCCATTGATCGACATATGATGGTTGTTCGATATTGCCGACCATAATAGATATCAACTTCTTTGTTGGTTTCATAAATCTTGGTTTTTAACCCCCAATCAAATGCAACTTCATCAATAGTGGGAAAGAAGATGTCACGGATCTGCGGATACGTTGGAGCGAAGTAACCCAACGGCACCTTTGGAAATGACCAAGATTTATCACAAAGACTTGAACAACCTACCCAAGTTTTACCTGAACCAAACCCTGCAACAAAAGCTCTAAACTTATTTGGCAATTGGAGAAAGTTAGCCTGAGGCACATTCAGTGTTGGATTGATGTTCGGCATCTTTTTTACTCGCATCTACAACATGAATGGTGACGTTTACAGGTGTTGGATCATCACCAGCCCCATCCTCGCCATCTCTCAACCGCTGAATTTCTAATTTCTTTAATTCAAGATCCAATAGCTGTAAATCATGACCATGCATTTCATCTCTTATCTGTTTGATGATGCCTTGCTTCATGATTTTGTTTTTCCCCCAGTCTTCATACATTTTCTGAAGCTCATTCAGGCGAACAGCTTTATTAGCTAATGGAATGTCATAAATATTGGCTTTAAATTCTTCTCTTGTTTTATAAAAAAGCTCTTTAAGCTTCTTTGCCATTTTCTCGCCTGTCACTTTCGTTGGGTCATACCCAGCACACTGCATGCGATCAATTTCAATGTTAAATCTATTCTTTACAGCGTCTGCTACTTGCTGGGGCGATTCAAAGCATGCAAGAGACTGAACTATAAAGATTTTCATAGGATCAGTTAGTTTTGCCATAACCCCCTCGTCGTATAGATATGTAAAGAATCTCCTAAGCTAGTTTCAACAAACATGTACCACATGCATGAGCAATGTTGGCTCTAGATATAGTTGGACCTTCATTCGCAAGATTAACCATTTTCTGAACTTCTTCAGATGCGCCATAACGCTGAACAACACCATGGAACTCTTCGACATCATGCCCACGTAAATACAATCTAGGTTCGCCGACAGATGTATATTCAAACTCGCCAGAATCTTTATTCTTCTTATGCCCGATGTGATAAAGCTCATGCTCAACCAAGGCACAAAAGTCTGTATCACTCATGACCTGACATACACGAGCATCCAGAGTGATGATGTATTTTGGTATATCACCAAACCAATTGATCAATTGCAGCTCCTGACGCTGTTTACGCCACCCACCTACATTGATCATCACTTTCTCGGTTTGACCATATACCCGTTTATCTTTCGCTTCACATTTAGCGTAGGCCCATAAGAATGAAATCTCTGGAGGCTGAAAGCTTAGAAGGTGTTCATGATCTGGATTGTGAAGTTTGCCCCAGTCACAAAGAAAGGTTTCTTCTATCCAAGGCCATAGATCATTATTTGCAGGTTCAAAATGTAATAGACCACCACTATCGATTAGGTCTTCATCATCTACATAAGGACTATCTTGTTCAGGCGGATAAGGTCTTTTCATAAATCTCACCCATTAAAAAACCCTCCGAAGAGGGTATTATTTCATTCTTCAAATGTTTCTGATCGTCCACCAGTTATACTTTCAGGCTTCTGGCGAACATTGAAAAGATATTTAATATTCACTTCACAACCGCGCTTGAACTTAAATACCGCTACTTTTTGATTGATAAATTCATACTCAACTAGACCATATTTTTCTTTGTTGTCCTCTAAGAAGGCTTTATATGTTTCTAGTGTTGGCTTTTCCATTTTTTATACTCAATGATTAGTTAAGTTGTTCTTATATCAAGTAATGTCTGAGTATTGCAAATCATCAGGCGATCTAAGAAATACACCTAACTCTTTAGTCGCATAAGCTTGTATTAATCCCATGTATTCAGAGAACTGCTTTGTGCTTAGTCTTGTTGTAGACGTTTCTCTAATTACACCATTGGCCACTGCTTCATATTGTTCTGATTCTGACTGCTTGAGCATTGTGATTGCATGACACATCTCGGCATATTCTTCATCATCACGCCTTAATATGTGAATTAAGAACTTCTTTTTAAACTCAAAGTGACAGTCCTCTTTGTCCTGCCCTGTCTTATTCTGTATTTCCTGCATCCAATCCCAATACAAAGCATTTTGATTTAATGAACGCTTGGTGCTTTGAGGCTTAATGGTAACAACTAACGGCTTCCCTTCACTCGCTGCCTTTGCATGATTGGTATTGAGATACCCAATTACATAGTTGATGTCAGAATGGTTTTTGATGACGAATCGTGGTTCCATTTTGACCTCGCAATAAAAAACCACTCGTGGGTGGCGTGTTCTAATTTGGATCCGCGCCCATAAGGAAATCGGGGCGAACTTCTTCACCATTGATTATTTTTATTGTCTGCTGTAGTGCATGCTTCTCATAATAGACCTGTGAATATTGGCGCTGTAGTGATTCATTACGCTTCTCTAATTCTTCGATCTTTCGCCCATACTTTTCTTCATAGTACTTTTCCACTTCATTGTAGGCTTTGTCTTTAGCCTCTTTGACTTCAGCAACCCATTCTTTTGTCTGCTCAGTGTCGTTATACATATTCCATGCATAATTAATGAAGCGCGAACTAGCACCTTTTTGAAATTTCAGTAACTCAAAGAAAATGAATTTAAGTTGCCAAAATGGGGCTTCTGTTAATCTACCAAACTCATGTGATCTTTTGAATTTTATGCCACACCAACCAAAGTTTATTAGTATCATTTTACACCTCGATCATAAAGCACAATTATATCATAACCACATGATTTAATTAAAAAACACTGTCGGAATTTGTATCTATTTTTAACATCAATTCAGTCTTTTCTAACCATTGATCAAACATCGCTTCCGATTCTTGTCTTGTGCCTAATTCAAACTTATCGAAAGCAGAATGGCAAACGTAGCACAGCGGAACTGTGTATAAATCACTTGCCTTGATACCACGCCCTTTCCCGTGTTTTGAGCTATTAGAATGAGCCGCTTGTGAGTGAGGATAGCCGCATCTAACGCAAGGTAACTGTCTTATTGCAGCAAGTCGCTTTGCATCACGCATGAAGGTTACTTCTAATATTCTTCACTTGGTCTTTGTGTCGCTTAATCTTCGCATCAATTTCGACCATTTCTTTTGCCGTCATCAAACCACGTGAAAGGTTTTGAAGCTTTTCTATTTCATTGCACAAAGCATTTAAATTCTTCTTCGCTTCGATTGTGTCCATGTTCACCCCAATGCTTCTTGCAAATCCGTTAGCTTGTAATGAGTATGTGGATTGTTTATTCCTACAATGCATTTATCAGCACAATAGCCATGCACTTTAAAGTGATCATTCCATTCGTCTACGTAATACACTGCATCAGGATGGGCTTCTTTCAAGATGTCTGAAACCTTCGCTTTGCCCAGCTTTTCAATTAATTTCTGCGCTTTCATAAACACCCCAAAAAAGAAAACCCTGTCAAACGACAGGGCTACAAACACTTAATCTTTCCACACTTCCTGCATTCTTTGATTCGGTCTTCGTTATAATCCAACTCATATTCCCAAACATGTATGCAAAAGACCCGCTTAATTCTTCGGAGCATGTGAACCTCCAAAAAAAGCCCTACGTTTAAGCATCGACTAGAAATCCAGTCCAGCACATCGGAATCCAATGTTCTAAGCTTGTAGGGCATAAAAGCAAAAAGTCCATCAACTTAATGACAGGCTTTGATCTAGGTTCGCCTTCTTGCTTATGATGCAAGGGTTACTGCTAGGTAATTAGGTGAGAACCCTTGAGGCTTACAGACTATTTCACTCTAGGGCGTATTTAATCTCGTTCGGCGAAAGACGCTGTAAGAATCCATCACCTAGTGGCACCTTACTTACACTTCGCACCACTCTAACATAAATATGCCATATAACTTGCGCAAGGTCAACCTGATTACTTGTCTCTATTCTTTAAGTCAAAACGAATGAATGGGTATCTACAATGCATAGCTGCTAAACCACAGCGAACATCTTCACGAGCATCGTGTTGGGTACGGAGAATGGTTGGGTTATCTACACGCCCTACTTTAATCACCATGTCTGACCATGAGTTGCCATAAAGATAGCGATCAATCACAGCATCCAACCACTCATCTAGCACTTCTGACTGCCCTTGCATATCCAAGATGAGGCGTTGAACTGCACGCGCTTCATTATCAGTGATTTCACACGTAATGCCTTTGCCACGCCCTTTGGGGATAACCGGATCATCTGAACACAGCCAATCAGCCATGATCTGCTCTTTGCCTTTCACTTCTTGCTTACGCTTCTTAGCAGCCTGATCCATAGCGACAGCAATCGGGTTTATGCTCTTCCCACAAGTTCCAGAATTTGAGTACATCCAAGCCCCAAATTGATAAAGCCATTCTTCTAGACTGTATTTAGTCCAGTCCGTTGTTTGCATAATGTGATTTACTGCCGCATTCATCTCTTTCCCCTTACTTGCCGTATTTCTTGATGTGATTTCTGACTTTTTCTCTATTGGCTTCTCCGCTCGCTATCTGTCCATATATTTTTCTGGTTTGCCAAATGACATAAATAATGAGAAGGGGAGAAAATAAAATTCTCAGGATGATTAGAAGCAGCTTTAAAGAAGCTTCTGCATAGTCCTTGAGGTCACACCAATGATCTTCAAACCATCCCTTTAGAAAGAATCCTTGCCATTGGAGTGTGAGCTTTAATGCATCTACATCTACCTTTGATTTCATACCGCCACCCTTAATCGTCTAATTCTGCTTTGTTTATAAGTATTGAGTACATGTCTTTTGAATAGTTTGAGATTGGGAACTTCTTGCCTATTAGCTCTGCAAACTCATCATCAATTTTTCGAACAAGATCCATATATTGAATCTGCTTTTCATCAGTCTCACCTGTAGGCCATTCAGGTGTCTTAGCTTGGTACTCCTCTGCCCATGCTTTGACTTGTTCAGCTTTATCTTCATATCGAGTGCGAAAGAAAGCATGAAAACCTTCTTCGTATTGTTCGTATGTCCCAACTTCGTAAAAGACCATCACGCCACCTTCATCCGTTTCATTGCTTCTTCAATCCAATTGAGCACCAAGCCTGCTTGCACTTGCTTTGTAGTGCCACGAATTACAGTCCATCCATGAATAGCTGCAACTGAGTATTTCTCGCAGTCTGCTGTGTAGCCTTCACCTCGTGTGTGACGGCCATTACTGAATGCACCGCCTTCCACTTCAACTAGGATTGGATAACCTTCAATTCGAAAGTCTGCCTTCCATCTACGCTCAGGGTGAAATCTAAACTCCTGCTCATAAGCGATATTCATCACATCTAGCTGACGGCAAAGCATTGCTTCGCCTTTGCTAACACCTTGTCTATGCTTTAATGGCACGCAAGAACGCGCCACTGGTTTTGATCTAATTCTTTGAGCCTCTTTGAATGTGGTCATTGGTCACCTGCCTCAAGAACATCAGTTCTTTCACGCGCTAGATATAGGTCAACTTCTTCAAGCAAGGTTTCATAGCGTCTTTTCGCTTCACTACCCAATACAGAAGCTTCCTTCTGAATTTCCCATGCTTTGTCATAGTCCTTTTTAGTGTGCACTGGCTCATCAGGGTCCTGCACAAAACAATCCCGAAACTCTTCAAAGCGATTGATAGATTCTCTATGGATTTGAATCCAATGAATAAACATCATTCCGATTTTGGCTAATTCTTCGTTAATCACTGTCCTTCCCCCTTGAGCGCTTGCTCTAACACCTTCACACCGCACACAATTACTTCTTCAAAAGTGGCAGTTGGATATTTCATTTCCTCAAGTACTTCTTCCATTGTTTGAGTTAAAGCATCCACCCGCTTTTGCAGCTTCAGCATGTTTATGCCTTGTTGGATGTATAAGGTTTGCAGCTCGTCACGCTCTTGCTTGATCTTTTTAAAGTGAACTTCATGACCAATCACTTCACCGTGATGAGATGCTTTAAGCTCCTCCACTTTCGCTTGCTGGTGCTGGAAAGACTTCCACGCAGATTGCGTCTCTAAAGCTCGACAAATGCCATCTTCGCTTTTATCCAAGGGCAACACATACCAACGCGCAAACTCTTCAAATTGCTCTTGTAATGCTTTCTTATCCATCACACATCCTCCACTTTGCAATTAGGCGAAATGTGGTTTTCTGGTTTGTCTAGGGTTTCTAATTCCCTCGGATTCGAGGGTTTATCAATGCGGTGACCTGCTGCGATTTCTTCTGGTGTGGCAAATTCAATCTCTCCTTTAGTTGTATGAAGGCGCCAGCTTTCCCCATTCTTTATGAAATTACACTTGATAAGATCCTTATCAATACTGCTTATTTGGTAGATAGACTCGGTTATTTTGTCTGTGCGTTTAACCCAATCCCCGACTTTAAACTCACTCATGGCTTGCTCCTTTACTGCATTCAATACACGTTCAACTGTGCGCTTAGCTGCTGCCTCTGCTTCAGCCTTTATCTTTTTACTTCGTTGCCATTGTTTAAGATTCATCCCCGCCTCCGTATATTGATTCTCGATAGTCATTTATGGCTATTTCCAGAGCAGCACGTGAAACAATCAGTCCAGTTTTAGGGCATTTGACAGAATCACATTTATTAAGCTTCATTCCAGTCATGTAAAATTTGCACTTACCATAGCCGCCCAACTTTTCAACCAAATCCAAAGACTCCACCAGACGCTTGAGGTCGGAAAGCATCACATCCCTACTAAACCAAACCCCTCTTGTGTATTGGTTAATAACATCGTTGTATCCTTTGTGACCATCAGGCGACCCCTCAACAACATCTCTCGCCTTCTCCACCCCGAACTCACGAATAAACTGTTCTGGTTTCATAGGAAGTCACTCCAACCAATTCCGCGGAATGCATAGCCACAAGAAAGTGAACAAATGCCATGGTCGCGACTATCAACAGCATCAACAAAGAGTTTGTTGCAATTAATACATAAGCAAAGACGATCTAACTTTTCAGCCTTCTTTAATGGAAATACGATCATGCTCATACCGCCTCCTTGTCATGTCCTGTCATGGCTTCCTGCTTGAGCTGGTCTAGCATTTTCAGCTTTTTTAATTTCTCGTAGAGGTTCGCTGCTGCTCTTGTTTCTTTATTGCGAGTGCCGAGGTTGTAATCTCTGCGGAGCTTCATCATTGATGTGTAATCTACAAATTCGATCATGCTTTCAGCTCCCCTTTAACATTCAGGATGTCTTTTGCGTATTGAGTTGCCTTGTAATGATTTTTCCCAACACGTTCGAAATATTTCCATTCAACAAATTTTTGAAGATTGCTGTAGATGGTTCCTCGATTGAAATCAAACACTGATTCCTTCACGTCTTTGACATTGAAAGGCGCAGTTGCATGACAACCAAACATGAGCAAGCTAAGTTGATCATCAAAGTTTAATTTCTTTGTTCTATTTAAAGTTTTCACGCTGCACCTCTCAACGCCATTGGCAACTTAAGACCATCGGCTTCAAGCATTTGCTTAAATTCTTCTTTCTGGTCGAATGGATCGGGCCAATATTCAGTGTCGGGTTTGAGTTCCCAAGGTTGAACTTCCTTAATTTCCTCAGCCATTTTGTTGACTGGTGCTTGGATCTTTAGTTTTTCGCGTAACTCCGCAATTGCTTTCTGTGCAATCGTTTTGTATCGCTCTGCATCTGCTTGTTGCTCTTCCTTGGTTTGTTTGTGCTCAAGTTGAAGCTGTGTTTCTTGAGTGGAAAGAAAACCTGCTACCTCAGCCTGTTTGATTGCTGTAATGCGTTGGTCTGGATCTACCCCTAAGCTCACGTTGTAAACTGGCTTTAATCCTTGATCTTTCGCTTCAGTCACCAAGCGATCGTAGATTGAAACAAAGATCTTCTTGGCTTCTGCCAATTGGAACTTGTCACCAGTAGCTACCAAGTCAGCACACTTCTCGAATGCTTTAGCGGCTTGCTCAGTCCACACCACTGTCATTTCACGACCAGTGCCATATTCGATTGAGTTTTTAGCTATTGCCCAAGCTTCATGAGCGTCTAACCAGTCAGATGCTTTAGGCTCACACCAAGAGCGAAACTCTGGAATTGATGGGCAGAAAGTTGATTTCATCATCTTGGTTACACCACGTTTGAAATCTTCTGCTGTTAATCCTTGAAAGCACTCAACCATTGATTCAGCGATATCTTTAGGATCTACACCTGCCCATTGATCTGCGAATTTCTTTCCGTAAAACCCACGCATTTTCCCGATTAGGCGAATAGCGTCTTCAAAGGTGAACTCACGCATGACCCACCCCCTCAATCAGTAACGGCTTTTTTGGTGTGACATCCCAAACCTGATTTTGATTTAGGAACTTATCCCATTTCGCTTGTTCAGAAATGGTTTGTTGTTGTGAAGACTGGTACCCATAGTTTGAGTTGAATCCACTTGTTTGCTGAGTAGATCCAATATCAGCATTCCAACGCTCTTGATTAATCCAAGTAGTGGCATGAGGAATAAACTTTCCACCTTCCTTGATCCAATCAAGTGACTGAATGTGTTTTTCAAGTGAAGTCATGATTAATTCAAAGCTGTGTTTTTTGAAATTAATCTTTTTGAATTTTTCCTTGGCTGCTTTTGGTCCAGATTTTTTATTTGGATATATTTCCCAAAATTCAGTGAACATTTCGTCAACTGTCTTCCCGATTTTCGGCTCTGGGGTAGAGGGAATCAGGTTAAGGGAATCAGGAATCAGGTTAAGGGAATCAGCACGATCAGTTCCGTCTTGCTCTAGATTATTCTCGATATTCGCCCACTCATTGTTTTTTAAGGATTTTTCCTCTTCTTCAACATCGGCTTCATCAATATCTGGAATTTCACTTCCACCTTCCCTTTCATTCTTATGTGGGTTCTGATGTTTGGCAAAATTAATAGCTTTGATGTACTTCCGTCCACGTACCGAATAAATCGAGATAAATCCAGATTTTTCTAGATCATTCACGAGTTGCTCGATATCACAGTCGTCATAAGGCAATAGCTGAACCTTCAAACGTTTAGGTTTGTATTCAAAACAGCCCTTAAAATCAGCAATTGTCCACATTCCAATGAACAATAAGCGCGCTAACGGATTAACATCGCCCAATTCATCATTAGTGAAAAATGAAGGTTTAATGTTTCTAGCTCTAGCCATTTAATATTTCCTCCATTGCTGTACGGAATTGAGTCCAGTTTTTTACTGACTTCGCTAGATCCTTTAATTCTTCCTCATCAACACCACACTCGAGAGCTTCTACAAGCCAAGCTAATGACTTTTGGTAATCAACATATGAAATGCGATTTTTAAGAATCCCTCGGATGTAACAGGCTGATTTCTCAAGGTCACCCTTTCTATTAAAGTTTGCGACCTTTGGAATATTTGCGAACATTGCGCCAGCATCTAAGTTTTGATCTTTTGTATAAATCGGATTAAGGTCATCAATAGCTTGAAGTAGTTCATTTACTTCAAATCTCTTAAGCCATTTGTTAATGTTTTTTAGACCAGTCTCATTTACTTGAGTTTGGTTCTGAATTGATTGTTCAAAATAATCAGCAACACTTTGAGCGACTTCACTCTCAAATCCCTTTAATTCGTCTCGCCAATTGAGCATCATCTGAAGTTGTCGTCTTCGCTCATCTAGCTCCTCAAGCATTTTTCTTTGCTTATCAAGAACTGTGTTGTCAGATAGCAGTCGATCACTCTTGCCCAAATTACAATCCACACATGAAGTAATTAGGTTGAGAATGTCGTTATCTCCTCCCTTACTTACTGGATTGATGTGATCAACATGTAAAATTACGTCTGGAGCAGACTTGCCACAGTACTGACATTTAAATTGATCACGTTTAAAAACTTCAAAACGCAACTTGTCACCAATTGGCTTTCGCTTTGGTTTTTCAGTTTTTTCTGCTAATATTGAATAGTTCATTTGGTCCACCTTGTTTGAACACTAAGCCTGATCTCATCCATCAGGCTTTTTTATTTGTCTAAAATCCCGTTAATCCCTTCCGATCCCTCTGAAAAGCTGACTTCTGTACTCAATTCCCGTACTAAAGCCGACATTCCCAAACGCTCGAAAGATTTTGCTTGTATATTGAATACATGCCACTCGCCAACTATCTCTTTTTCAATAAGAAAACCTAGATAGGCCGCGAGATCCTTTTCTTTAACATGAGCAAGTATTTTTGCTCGTTCATGGATTTCGGGAGATAAGCGCACATGCGTAGATTTTTTTTCAAGGCTCATAAAACTTTCCTTATGCCGCTAAATGTTTTGGATTTGCTTTATCGAGTAGCCATTCTTGAGTCACTTTCCCGTTACTGTGCTCAGCAAGAATCTGTGCGTAGTTGGTTTCACCTGTGTAATCAGTACGTGGCAATACACCTTTCTCTGCCATCTTTCTTACAGCAACGTAGGATATCCCAAGTAATGACGCTGCATTGGTTCGCCCACCAACAGCATCAATGGCTTGTTGAATAGGATTCATATCTTAAACCTTATTTAAACCTAATTAATATTTTTATTAAACCATGAGTTAAAATTATTTTCAACCTATGGTTGCTTACAATTTTATATTTTTTATACGAAAATTTAACCAAAGGTTTCACGCGATGAAAGTTATGAGCACAATGGTTGAGCGCATTCAGGAAGCACTGAAAGCAAAGAAATTATCATGGTCTAAAGCTGCCACAATGATTGGCCTGACTCCTCAAGCGCCTTCTAAATGGAAAAAAGGACAGATTGGCAAAGAGACTTTGGATAAGTTGGCCGAACTTTTAGAAGTTGATGCCGGATGGCTTCTAAACGGGAAGAAAAAACAAAATTTAACCAACTTCAACATGCAAGAATTTATGGATAAGCACGGTCTATCCAAGAAAGATGAATCATCATTTGATGTGAATGATATTCAAAGCCCGTCAGTAGTTGAGTATGGTGGGGATGATGGATTTATCTGGATTGATGTGGTAGAGGCAAGTTTTTCTTGTGGCACAGGAGAGTCTATAGAGTTTCACTTTGATGTGATCAATGGAAAACAGCCATTCCCACCTAGTTTTTTTAAACAAAAAAATGTTCATCCTGATTGCATGCGCATCATCAAGGCTAAAGGCGACAGCATGGCGGACAAGATTGAGGATGGGGATTTGGTTGGCATTGATATATCCCAAACCGACATTATTGATGGTCAAATTTATGCTGTTTACTTTGAGGGTGAAGGCATGATTAAGCAGATTTTCAAGGAAGAAGGCGGGAAACTGATTCTGCACAGCCTAAATCCTAAATACAGAGATCGTGAAGTCACGGAGCAAAATGGATTGAATTTTAAAGTTATGGGTCGCCAATTTTGGCGTGCAGGTTAAAAAAGGAGAATGGAATTGGACAATTCAAAACTACCAATCAACCAGATTATTGAAATATCAATTATTGGGGTTGTGGTGAGACACAATAGGGAAATAACTCATTAAAGGATTCGGGACACCTAATCCCGAATTGCAGCCTAGGAAGCTGCTAAAGGTGATCTAAAGATACGTTGCTCAGGGAGCAGGACAAGGTCCAGTGTCAATAGTGAGCTGACGCCCCTACGGTGTGCGCACACTTTCAGGGCAAGCGCTAGGCATAGCGCTATATAAGTTACCAATTATATTGGTAGGTGCCTACCAGCAATTACAAGGTTTATGCCATGTTTTTACTGGAACTGCGAACTAAGAATGGATTTAGATTAAAGATAAAAATCGACTTTTTATCGATATTCAAATTCTTCACTTGGTAAGCACCGAGGGGGAGGTTCGAACTCCCCCTCACCCTTATTTTTAAAAATACATAAACTGATAATTAATAGCAAATACCATGAGCAAAAAATACAAGCCACTGGAACTACACGAATATAGAGGCTTAACAAGCTCTGAGCAGACGGCAATACACCAAATGCTCATCTCCTATGTTCGTGAGGAAAATTGTCGCTTTAACATAATCATGTCTGGCAAAGCAGAACCCTATAATCTGGTAAAACTAACTAGTATTAATTTTGAGAATGAAGCATCAGCAATTTGGGTTAATTTTGAAACCATCACAGGAGAGCAAATAGCTTTACCCATTGGCTTTCTTTCAAGAATTGAGTTTTCAGGGCAGCAAGAAATTTAAACTGTGAACCCGACACAGTCTTTACAACAGATCGGGTGGAGAAGAACATGGGTTTTAATTTTTTAGATTTAAATGACAATGTACGGAATGCAATGCTTGAAGAGGTGAATTTAGACATCTCCAGCAACACCCTGTATTACAGTAAAAGATTTAATTAACATGGGATTGATAGTTATCCAAATATTTTAATTGAGAGCATTAAGGGGGGGATAATGGGAAGAGAATATTCAATATCTAAAGAGCGTATGCTTGAAATTCTTCAAGAAACAAAATGTGTTTATGATGATATTGATTTTTCACATGAGCCGGGCTCTGATTACATCCATTTTCGTGCAAACCAAGTCTTTAGGCTAGATACGGGAGCGACAATACCTGGCGCCTCTGTTGTTTTTAGGAGTATTAAGACACCGGGGTTCATGCGACACTCCCTAGACCTTCGAGTACGTCATCTAAATGTAGAAAACATAGTGCTTCAAATTGAAGTGCTTCCATTTGACCTTCAGCACCCAACCCACAGGGAGCCAGGCTTAACTTTACACGGATCTCATTTATTGAAGGCCACACAAACGATAGGCTATGATAGAGATACTGATAATTGGACATGGTTTCAGTGGCTTTCAGAATTTGAAAGACAGACCAATTTGCAGTGTTTTGGTAATAAATATGAACCTTTTATAGGAGAGCTATTCTAATGAATTCAAGTATAAAAGATTCAATCGAGAAGCTTGGTTTTCATGTCTATCATGCTGATGATGAGCATCTATGTGTAACCACGCCCCAGACCTTTTCGTCCGGAAAGCCGGCATGTTATTTTATTTCGCAAAATAATAATAAAATTATTTTAAATGACTTTAGCTTAAATTTTCATGCTATGAGTGATTGCCTACCTCAGCCTGAAAAAACTGAAAATATTATTTCTCGATTGGTGAGAAACACCCATACAAATGGCTTAATTAGATTTGAAAAACATCGCATCTGGTGTAAAGCTGGTGTTCAGGATTTGGAGTTTGCTATAGGTCATTATTTAAATGTGCTTGGAAGACTAACTTCCTATGAAGCCAAACCATCTACTGACCAAGAACTGGAAGAAATCCTTTCTGAAATTGAAACCTTTTTGCTCTATAAATTTGGAAAAGATAACTTAATCTTAAAACCAAAAGTAATTGGCCATACGGGCACATCTTATGATTTTAACTACCAATGTGGCTCTAAGTTTATTGATTATGCAAAACCTGAGGCAGAAAAAACAGGAAAGTTACTCAGAAAAATGTTTGATGTGCAGAATCTTCAAAATGATGCTGAGTTTCAGATTATTCTTGAGGATAGAGTCAACAAAGATCATTTTAAGCGCGAGGCTGAAATTTTGGGAAATATAGCAAGCATCATGCCTGCAAGTAGCATTCTCTCTTCATAGCGTTATCACCCTCCAAATAACCCACCACGGTGGGTTTTCTTTTGCCTATTAAAGCATATTTAAACCTAATCATAAATTATTTTCACCTATGGTTTAATTTATGCTTGCTTTTATTTTATACCTTTGGTTTAATAAATCTCACCAGATAACAAAAAAGTCCCAGACATCTGACCGACGGGACTTTTACTCAATGAGTGAGATAAGTATGAATCAAAGAATTGAAAAGTACAAGTTAAGCCAAGCCTTTAGGGATGGCTCGAAAGCATTCGTAGCTTTCTGGATTATCACCTTCATTGTATTTGCTTTTTTAAAAGGATGTGCCGACGAGCAACACGTCAACGAACTCAAAGCAAAACAGAACATGTATGTCCGCGTTCAGGTTGAGGGGGTGAAGTGATGGGTTTAAGTTGCACAGCTTATAAGAAGCTTAGCCAATTTGATGGCACTTATGACGAAAATAAAGATGTTGTCACTAATGATGAAACTGGTCTTGTTGTAAATGAGGATGACTACTTCCAACCTTACTTAAACGGCCATTTCCCTAAACACGCAGAAGAACTTGTCGATACAGGTTATTACACCTTTGAAGACTCTTATTGGTTTAGAGCAGGTTCTTATTCTGGCTACAACAACTTTAGAGAGCAACTAGCAAAGCTTGCTGGGTATCCATGTATTGAGGGTGATGGTTGCCACCGTTGGCATTCAAACGGAGCTTGGAAGGCTACCTCTGGCCCATTCTGGGAACTAATAAATTTTAGTGACTGTGAAGGAGTTATTGGCACAGCCCACAGCAAGAAACTCTTAGCTGATTTCAAACAGTTTGATGAGAAGGCTAAAGAGCTTGGCGAATATTTCTATGAATCTTATAGCGATTGGATGACGGCATTTGAATATGCATCAGACGATGGCGCAGTAGATTTTCATTAAGGAGCCCTCTCATGGATAACTACAAAATTAAAGATGAAGCTGAGAGCAAAGAGGCTCAGGAGTTGTTTGTACAGCTTGGATTTGAGAAAACAGGATTTTCATGTAATGGGTATCCTTGCTACTTGGCTACATGGGAATGTGGCTTTTCAGATTGCGATCTTGATTCTTTGAATGTTAATAGAGAAAGAAAAGAACTCACCCTCCCACAGCTTCGAGACCTTGTTGTGTTGAAGCGGAATGATGTGAAGGATGCAAATGTAGAAGACGGAACAGGTTTCCCATTGTACCTATCATCAACAAATGAACTTTATGTAAATGATTGTGAGTGGAAGTTATCTAAGAAGAATGGTGATTTGGATTATATCTGTAAGTTGAAACTAATCCACCGACCCCAAGACTCAGCCTTGATTAGCGGTGCGGAGGCGTTGCGTGCTTTGGCGGATGGGAAGGATGTTGATGTTCATGAATCTACTTATAAGAACGAAGTATGGTTCAACCTAAAAGACACAAAGTTTACACCTGCTGAAATTCTAGCAGAGAAAGTAAGAGATAAGCCTTACACGCTAACTTTCCGCCTCAAACCCCAAACCATCAAGCTTGAACTTGAGCTGGCGAAGCCTTTTGAGCCTAAAAATGGCGAGATGTACTGGTGGATTGATGCAACGTCAGAAGAAGGCTACTCATATACCTACTTTGACAACAATAAGGTTGATCAAGACGTCATGCAATTCGGGGCCTTCCGAACAGAAGAAGACGTTAAAAAGGCAGTAGAGCAACTCAGAAAGATACGAGGTACTAACTCATGAATATGTTAGCCATTAAACCAGAGTTGCTGTGCCCTTCTTTCCCTTACTTAGATATGTCTGCTGACATTCAAGTTGAAGGCGAAACGGTCTATTTCGATCTAACTTACGGCTGCAATGTTCTTAACTGCCAGATTAAAGCAGAAACGACTTATGACACTCGTGAAGTAACCGATCAGTCCAGTGGTTGTGCACGTGACCAAGAATATGAAGTGCTTGTGGTAGACACAAAAACTCATGCTGTAGTGACTGATAAAGACGGCATAGAGTCACCTATTGGCTTGCGTTTCAAGCTCACTGATGCACAAGTAAGCAGCTTAAACGAGCAGCTTAAATACTACGCCGAAGAATTGGCAGATGAAGAGTTGAGAGGTGGGTGATGTCTAAACGCGCCCTACTCCATAAGTCAAAACTAGAAGCATTCAAGTCTTGGCTTATTGAAAACCAAATTCAGTATCGAGAAGGCAAAGGAGATTTTCAGGTTCTACAAGTTGAAGTGAAAGATAGGTTTTACCCAATTTATGACAGGTTTCAGGGTGACCATTTAACAACTCAAAGAGAACTCATTCCTTTAGTTAAAAGATACATAGCAAGTGAAAAGAATTAGGAGAAGATTATGAATGCGCCAGTGCAACACTCAGGACAAAACCCTTTTGCAGTAGCTGCTCCTACTACTCAAGCAATGTCTACAGTTCAATCGGATAGTCAACGCGCAATTGCAGAGGTTCAAGCTGCTTTAGTTATTGCTAAGCAGTTCCCACGTAACCCAATTGAAGCTTATGACCGGATTATGAACGCTTGCCAGCGTCCCGGCTTGGCTCAATCGGCTGTCTATTCTTATGCTCGTGGTGGTAGTTCAGTTACTGGTCCATCAATTCGACTTGCAGAAATGCTTGCTCAGAATTGGGGGAATATTCAGTACGGTATTCGTGAATTATCTTCTGAAAATGGCGAATCAACGGTTGAAGCATTTGCTTGGGATGTTGAGACAAATACCCGTCAAACAAAGGTTTTTCAGGTTCCACATATTCGTTATACACGCAATGGATCTAAAAAATTGACAGATCCACGCGATATTTATGAATTGGTTGCAAACAATGGTGCTCGTCGACTACGTGCATGCATCTTAGGTGTAATACCAGGTGATGTGATTGATGATGCTGTTAACCAGTGCGAAAAGACAATCCATGCAAGTGCTGATACTTCACCTGAAGCTGTACAAAAACTTGTTGTTGCCTTTGAGCAATTTAATGTCACCAAAAAAGACATTGAAGACTACATTCAGCGTCGTCTTGATGCTATTACGGCAGCCAATATCGTTGCGCTTCGCAAGATTTTCACTAGCTTACGTGATGGAATGAGCTCACCTAAAGACTGGTTTAAAAATGTCACTGTAAAGGAAGTTGGAGAAGTTCAGGAAGTTAAACCAACTGTACCAGACAACGAGTTCCCGGTTCTCTTAGAGCAGATCAAAGCCGATGCAGTTACTAAAGAGTATGTATTAGAAGGCTATGCACTTACTAATGCACAAATAGCTGAGGTAAATGCACTATGAAGCTATTCCGATGCTCAAGCCTAAATAAGCTTATAGGCGACTCTAAAACTAAAGGCTCAGTTCTTAGCGATACAGCTAAGACTGAGATCAGAACAATCGTTAAGGAGGACTTGACCACGTTCAAGTCTTTCAAAGGCAACCAGTACACAGCTAAAGGCAATGCACTTGAAGAAATTGCAATCAGCCTGTCTGGTAAGGTTCGTTTCCGTCAGTATGTGAAGCATGAAGGTCGTTTGGAAAATGAGTTCATCACTGGTGAATGCGACATTCTTGATCTGAACAACAAGTTGATCCTCGACACTAAATGCACTTGGGATATTGATACTCACCCATTCTTTCAAGATGAAGCAGAAGAAAAGGCAAAGAAGGCGGGCTATGACTGGCAGATGCAAGGCTACATGTGGCTTTACGACTGTGAGCAAGCAATGGTTGATTTCTGGTTACTTCCTTGCCCTATCGAGCTTACAAATGATTGGGATGATCGAGAGCAGCTAATTGATTTAGTTGAGCGTATCGATCTTCGAGAACGTTTAACAACTGTCACCTACAAACGTGACGAAGCAATGATCCAGAAGATCAAAGACAAAATTCCACACGCTCAAGAGTACTACGCAAAGTTATATCAAGAGCGCATTAAAGCAAAGGTGGCAGCATGACAGATCAAGAATACAGAGGGAATATGAACTACCCTTTTCAAGATCATATCGTTTTGAATGTCGAAGAAAATGTTGTTCCTTTTCCAAGAACAAATCTGCGTAAGTGTCAGCATGCACAAGTAGCGATTGACACTAAAGCTTTAGAACTTACATGCATGAAGTGCGGAGCAAAAGTAAATCCTGTGATGTGGATCAAAGACACTATGAAATATTGGTCCCGACAACAAACAAAGATTACAGAGCAGAAAAAGCAGATTAGTGAAGACCTTGAGGAGCTAAAGAAAAGAGCCCGAACCAAGTGTCAGCACTGCAACAAGATGACTGCTATTAACTTAAAGAATTTCAAATTTACAGTAATTGGGTGATGATATGACAGATTTGAATAAGTTAAGAAGTGAGTTTGAGGTTCAACACAGTGACAAGGTTTTCAAGATAGTGAAGTTTGATGAAGCAACCAATGCATATTGCTTACATGATCATTTGCCACTAACTGAAATTAACCTATCTGCCCTAGCCGAAATTAATTATGGATGGGATTTGTGGCAAAAAGCCAAAGCTCAGGCGGTGCCAGAGGGTTATGTACTAATGCCTAAGGTTCCATCGGAAAAGATGTTCCAAGCATACGAACGATATTCAGTCGCGCCGATGTCGACGCTAAGTAAAACTGGATATAAGGCAATGGTTGAAGCAGCAGGTGATCAAAATGAAAACTCTTAAAATTACTTGGCTTGATGCCTGCTCTAATTGTGGTTTTGGCGACTATGCAGAAGTAACAACTGAACGTGGCATTGGGTGCTACTTGTGGGATGGGGACAAGGTTCAGTGTCCTAATTGCAATCACAAGGGTGAAATAGAATGTGATTCAGGGGTTGCCTTTGTCAATTGGGATGAAGTTGAAGAAGCAAGCGAATCGGGAGCTGAGGGATGAGTGAATCAACTTTATGGGCAGTTGCAATGCGACCTGAAGGCGATAGCCCTTTTAAACAAACCCCAGCAGCCTCAAAAGAGATAGCGGAGCGAGCTGTTGATCGTTATAGAAAAATGCATGAAAAGGAAGGCAACAACTTTTTCTTAGAAATTTTCGATGATGTTATCAAAGTCCAGAAATGGCACGGCACCCGTAAGGATCATATTAAAAAACTATTTTATGTAGAAAGCTGGTTCAACCAAGCAATGTATCAATGCTTTGATTTGAAGACTGCTGAACGTGTTTTTAAATTTGATGAAATTGTAATTTGCTACAAGAAAGGTTCTGCTCCCCTTGTAACCAAAAGCTTTGATGAGGCAAAACAATTTTACGGATATGGAGCTGAGGAATGAAATATCAAATACAACCAACACAAGTACCGGATGATTTAAATAGCTGCTGGTTCCATCCTGATATAGAGCTACATGACACAATTGGAGAGCATGCTGAGTTTTATACAAAAGAACAATGGGCTCAGCTACAAATTAATCTTGGTGTAGAAATTCTTGTTGAGCGTTTGGAATATTGGGATATTCCAGAAATTCCTGAAGACGACTGTGCAGATTGGTCAAACTGGAAACCACAAACACCTATAAAAGATGCCTTTCTTATTGCCGGTTTTGATACAGAAGATGGGCCTTGTTTGTGGTGGGCAAAGCCTAAAGCGGAAAGTAAGGAGGGGTG